TGCTCAGTCCATCCGCTACGCCATTGATCGACACTCATCGCCCAGGCTAAATACGGTAACGCTGTCAGCGGACATTCCCACGGATTCCATAGCACTGAAATGGGGATTTCAACTTCTTCGATACGCGCCAGAGCCGCATCCAATTCCAGCTCTAATTCAGAAAGGTTACCCGGTAAAATACTGGTGCTATCTGTCATACATAGCCCCCGATAGTTACCGTGACTGATTCACAATACGGGGCTTGCTGACTGCTGCAGATAATGTCTGACCAGCTATCGAGAGCGACCTCTTCCACCCCTTCAATCATCAACGCCGCATGAATACCCGATGACACCACACGGCCTTTTAATGTTCGTTTAAGCTCGACATATGCGGCCAGATTCGTTTCTGCCGTCTGGCGTACCAGTTCAGGATCGGGACCCGATTTCAGTGTCAATGTGGCATTGATGCTGTAATTCACCACACTGGCCGCATTCACCCTAACCAAGTCAGTGAGCGGTCGACGGGGTTTTAAATAGGTATCAACCGTATTCAGTAGCTCAGCCGTCGGTACTCCGTCATCGGCATAACTGAGGATGTAAACATCCACTTCGACCGGAGCCGGAGAATCCACCGCGACGTCTTTTACCAGGACGCTGGCACTTTTCGCATGGAATTTATACCCCTCATCAGGTCCAGCCACGGACAAACCTTCCGGAGAGGCTTGAATTCGTTCCCGGTAATCATCATCGGTTTCATCAGTCAGGCGCACCACAGGAGAACCATCCGGATGCTGATAATAGGTGACGCCAATATGATCAAGCTCTGAGCCTGTCGCATACGCCAGCATGAGCCCCTTTGCTTGTTCGTTGGCATCCTGACGGAGCAACGCCTCACGATAAGCTCCCGCCAATGCTATGCGATAAGCCGGGTCAGATGGACTGGCATTCTCAAGCCCAGCCTTTTCGACCACTTCCGCCAGGATGGTTTCATAATCGATCTGTTCAACCACATCCAGCGCTGGCAATAAAGCCAGGTTAATTGCTTCCATAGAGATCTATCCCATCGAGTTCAATTTCTTCGCCGGTTGGCAGGTATACCCCTGTTAAACTGATCTCAATATGGCGGCGGGAAATACGCTGCATTCGCATCTCACTCAGCTGAAAGTCATCCAGGCCATTGGCGCTATTATTAATCGCTTCAGCCAAACGGATATAGGCATCCATCTGAAAGGTGGAATCGACGTTGTGGTCAACCATTTGATATAAACGAGAGCCGAAATCACGCCGTCCGACAATGCTTCCAACAGGGGTGTTAATGACGTCTCTGAGCCGTTGGCGCAGATACGGAATACCGGTCATTGACTGTCCGGTATCAGAATTCATTCCAGTTTTCATAACTCAATTACTCAATCGAATACGATCCGGCACTGGAGCCGCCGGTGATTACTGCTTTCGCATTGGCCTGTATCTCATCCACAATGGCATTGGCTAACGCTTCGGCGAATTCATCCACCCAGGAATGATCGCCACTGGCAACTGCGCCCTGAGCCTCAAATTCAGAAATAATTCGGCCCTTTAACGCTGATTTACTTAACGCCATTTACTTACCCGCCGTAACTGTTGAGGAGATATCGGAATGAGGTTTTCCGGTAAACTGACAAATACATTCGCCAGTGACCACGCCCTTTCCGCTGTTCAGTTTGATATTGCTACCATTCGCGATGATATTGCCTAACGCTTCTACATTGGCCGTCTCACAATTGACGGTAATGTTCTGCTGGGTGGTAATTTCCACATCGCCAACATTCACCACATCAAGCTTATGAGACTGACGGTTATGACTGACCTTTGATCCGTCACCAAATTCAACCAGGAACACGTCCGCATCACTGGATGGCGCAGGAAACGAGGTTTGATAGCTGCCCGGGTAAATTTCCCCCAGAACTAAATCCCCCTCACTGATCACCGTGACGCCTTCACCCACCTCCGGTGCCCACCACACAATGGCCTTACCCGTGCGAATGGGTTTCCAGGGTAACCACCCCGTGGTCAGATTGTCGCCGTATTCCACCTTGGCTTTGGCGGTGACGAGGTCAACTTCGCTCACCTTGCCACGAACGACCATCTGAGAAACGCGCCTTTCCAGCTCTTCGAGCCGCTGGAAGACTTCACGCAGTTGATCGCTCATTGGTTATGTTCTCGTATTTATCCTGGTTATCGAGGCCGATCTCTGGCGCTTCACCGACATAGACCTCATTCGGCAAGAAATCCGCATCTTCCCAGATTTCACCTAAATGCAGCGTCTGCTCCCAGACCACAATCCAGCTTTCAAAGCCTTTGTCATCCGGCTTAAACATGCCAGGAAAAGCCCCAAGCTCATCCGGTCGCTCTACCGCGCCGGCTAAGCCCCATTTTGAACCATTCACCACCTGCAGCATTTTTGCGGCAAAGTTGCGGATCTCAACATCAACCCTCTCGGTTTTCACACTCAGAAGACAGTGAGCCGCAAATTCTGCCGTAATGGGCAAACGGCCATCGCCTTGCTTACGACCAGGCTTCATTTCAACCAACTCAAGCAATAAGGCCGGGGTAGAGATTGAATCCCGTTCGGTCGGGTCATACGATTTGACCGTCTTCAGCATAGGCATCTTGGCCTTTATCTGTGCGATAATCGCATCATGCAGAGCTTCAAAATCTGTCGATGATTCATCCATACTATTTCCATTTCTTTTGACGCTGGGCGATTTGGTCTCTCGCCGCAACACGCCCGGTCAAATCCGTCACATAATGCGACATAAAGACGTCAGGCAACTCCGATAACACCTCATCTTCCAGATATTCATGCAAACGGTTATAAATCGGGATCTGAGCTTCACGAACCGGGAATCGACTCAGCCCCTTACGGGAAAAAATCGACCGCCGTGAATTCAGCTTGGCGACAAATCCAGTATCAAAGTCATGCTTGCCTAAAGCAGGAGAACTGAACGACGCCCCTTGAGGGCTACGCTTTGAGCCGATACGGCTTGAACGACCTTTCAGTTTCCCAATGGAAATATCACTCAACCCATACCAGAGCTTGAGCGCATCAAAATTTCCGGTTGTTTGTCCTAAACGGAAGGCATAGCGATACGCCTGCATTCTCCGCTGGATAACCTTGCCACTCTTTGCAACAATGCCATCACGCAGTGCCTGAACACTGCGCTTACGCATCGTGACTTCAGTTCGCTTTGTAGCCCGGTTGAATGCCGCCTCGACCTCTCTCGGCATCGCACCAATAATTTGACTGGCTAACTCCAGCTCACTGACATCGATATCAAACAGCAGACTTTGATTACTGGTACTCATCGCCAAGCCGCTCCGTCTTCTTCATCTGGAATAGCAGAAGATTCCTGCACCGCTTTTGATAGGCTGATCTTCGTACAGCCATGACTGTCATCTTCATGATCTGCCGCGTAATACTCCACCTCATCAATGATGATTCGCCAATCTTGATTTAGACCAGGAACGTCATCAGTAAGGACGGTTAACGTCGCCTGGCGCTGTTTAAACACCAGACCACCGTCACGACCTTTGAGCAGCCGGTCTCCTTCCGGATTGGAGAAAACCCCAAGCGGAGCTGGTTCAAGGGTTACATCATCATCCCTCACTATCGTGATTGGCTGACCTAACCGCCGGACTATCCGGCGGCTAGCTTTATCAAATGGGTCCCGCATGATTAAGCAGCAAGACCAGAAGCGCCGATGGTCAAACGACGCACCGCCAGTGGGTTAGTACAGATATTGATCACGTTAGTTTGAGATTCAATATCAACGCCTTTACCCATACGCTTTGGCTCAGACTTGCTGTAATACGGAAGACCAATTGTATTCACCGTTTCGTTGTAGTTTGCCGGAGCAAAACGAGTGATAAACAGCTTAGGCTTATCAACTGGGAAAAGGCGCGCCTCACCTTCTGGGATGATCAATGTGCCATTGATATCATCTTCATACTGTTCCCAGGTAATACCCTGCCACTCAACCCCATTACTCACATCATTACGCAGTGCCGCGCCTTCGTTAGCACGTTCAAATGCTGCCACAAAAGAATCGTGTTCCATGAGCTCAGCAAAGAAGGTTTCAGAACACAGCGCATGATAACGACGGCCTTTGATGCCTTTCTGATTTTTCTTGGATGCGGTTTTCGCTTTCAGTAACTGATTGCGAAGCGGTTTGGTGAAATCAATCGCATTGGTGACTTGCGTCAGAGTAATACCGAAAGTAGCGTGAAGATCGACAATGGTATTGCCTGCCGCACCTAAAATTTTCCCGGTTAGCGCACCCGCTCGGAAATATTCGATGGTTGCATCCAAACTCATGCGATGATCTTCCTGCTTATCGGAAATCAGTGTGTCCAGTTGCTCTTCTTCTGTTTCGCTGCCGAACGCACGTACATTCTGAATATCGTCGGCATAGATGCTGGCTTCCAGTGGCAAATGTACCGCTTTAAAGGTGAATAGCTTACGATCACGGTCTTCGGTATGGGTACCATCTGCACCGCGTTCTTTTTCTGGGACGATGATGATCTCACCATCTTTAAATTCCACTTCCATCGACGTAGTGCGGATGCCGCGCTCTTCAAAGATGCCCAGCTCAGCAAGGCGCATTGGCGGCATGACAATGTTGTTAATGGACGCTGTCAGGCTGCTGACGGTGAACTTTTCAGACTCTAACGCTTGTTGAAGTTCCATAAATTTCAATCTCTTCTTTCAAATTCAGGACGAAAAAGCAGCTCATTGAGCTGCCTTAGTCGATATACAAAGGGGATTAACGAACGATAACGTTCAACGCGACCAGCTCAGCAATAAACTGCGCTTTCTGCTCATCGGTTGCGCCTTCCGGCCACACCAGTTTGTCAGCTCGCACCGCGCAAATACGGGTATGAGCCAGACCATTTTTGTCTTCTTCGGTCGCATCGACATTGCCAAACAGAACGCCTTTCGCTTCAGTGCCGAATGTCGCGGTACCGCCAGCATCTAAATCCAGTTTGACGTATTTGGTACCGTCGGCATTAATACCCAGCACCTCACCGGTGACAAAGTTGCCGCCAGTCAGAACGATGTTATCTTTTGAGACGCCTTTCATTTCACTAATCAAGTGAGCACTGACGCGACCCGGTTGGTTAAATACTTCAGCCATGGTTTACTTTCCCCGCTTATTTCTTCGATTGAGCTTTACGCTTGTCATAAATCGACTTCGCACTGATATTGGCCTGTTTCTCGCCACCTTCTACAATGTGACGGGAGCCATCGCCAGATTCATCGCCAGAGGCTTTTGCTTCATGGATGGCCTGACCAACCAGTTTGATAGGGTCATCCAGGTTCGCGACTAAGGCATTAAAACTACCCGACAGACCAGCCGCCGCCAGCGTGTCTTTCAGCGACCCTGCTGCTTGGATTTTGGCATCGGCCTGCGCTTTAGTGATACCATCTTTAAGCAGGTCAGCCGATAAGGCTGGAATACCAGCATCCGCGCAGGCTTTGGCGATGTCCGCCGCGGCACTCAGCGCCATCACTGGCGGCTTGCCTTGTATGGCTTCCATCACATCAGGACGCTGTTCGGTTAGTGCTGCAACCACCGCACTCGCGTCCAGCGCTTTCGCTGTCGGAAGTACCAAAGCGATCGTTTCATCATTTTGTTCCGCTTTCGTTTTGCTCTTTTGAGTCATCGTCTTACCTTGTTTAAGTTCTGCGATAACGCCTTCAAGACTGCCCAATCTTGACGCCATCCCTTTATCTATAGCGCTCTGACCAATCAGAACCCCACCCTGTCCGAAATCTTCCAGCACCGTTTCACGGGTGACATCCATATTGCGAGCAACCCGGTCAATAAAGATATCGGCCAGCTGATCCGCCATTTCCTGATTCTTGGCTTTGCCGTCTTTACTCCAGGGATTGAGCCATTTATTCGGCGACTGGCTGGACACGATAGTCAGCTGCTCTTTTTGGTTTTCATCGTCTGGTTTTGGCTTGGTTCTCTCCAGGCTCATCACCACACCAATCGAACCAAGACAAGCCGTCGCATCGATGACCAGCTCATCACAAGCGCTGGCAATCCAGTAAATGGCCGAGGCTCCGGTTCCGCCGACATACCCGACAATTGGCTTGGTACCTCTGGCATTGAACACCATTTCAGCCAGTTCATGGATGCCGTTGGCATCGCCGCCAGGTGAATCAAAATTCAACACAATGCCGCGAACCGCCGGGTCGTCTCTGGCCTGACAGAAGTCTTTCGCCAGGGCCTGAGTGGAAATGCCGCCACAAATGTCATCAAACATGGAGGCATAACGACTGATCACCCCAGTGACATGAATGACAGCTACACCACCTTCACGCAGCTCCATGCGGGGCGTTAAAGCTCGACCCGATTTGCCCTCAACCGCTTGCGGAGCCAAAACTTTAAGGTCGTTTAAATCAAAGCTATCAGCGCCACGGTCAGCGATCTCAGCCATCATTGACAACAGCGACTGATCTAATGCCCACATTTGCGACATCAGATAATTCAGCGCAAACTGTTTTTTCATCCTTCACTGTCTCCTGTTGGTTCTGGCGTCGAGAACATGCCGGTCATATCGCCCGGGTTCTGGACCCCCTCTTCAGTGCAAATCTGCTCCCAACGCTTCAGCGCTTTCGCATTGCGCCTCATGTTGTCTTCCAGATCGCGACCATATTCAGCTGCTTCCGTTTCGATATTGGATGCCTGACTGTTAATGGCTTTAATTCGAGCATTGATATCCTGCTCTGGATGTAAGTGTTTGAACGCATCCGGACGAATATCGAGCGATAACCACGGCCAAGGATTATCCGCAAAGCCGGGAGCGGAAAGCTTGCCGGTTAAAATGGCGTCCTCTACAACCCAACGCCAGATCCCAAACACCATTTGGAATCCGGACAAATTGGTTTGCTCGAAACTGATCCCGCGGCGATACTCATTCATAAATGCCCGGACTAACCGGTCATTCAATCCTGACCAATCGCCTGTCAGAAGCGGATGCGGGATTTCCTGACCCGCGGCCAGCATTAGCGACTGCCAGCGGACATAATCTTTATAACCTTGTCCGGTATCATCCCCGTCAAACAGCTCCAGCTTTTCACCCGGCACCCCGCGCAGCATCGTGCCGGCGGACACGCTTTGTGATGTTGGCGCGGCCTGACTTTCATCAGGGTACATTTCTACCCCTGTATGGGGGTCAAACTCCCAATCCGCTTCGCCAAACCCTTCACGATATAAGAATCCGGTAAACGCGCTGCGCTCTTTCTTTCGCACCAGTTCGGCATCGTCGTATTCATGGAAAGTCCGGTCTTTAACCAGAGCCGCTGACGTTCCTGGCTCACCACGAACCTGACCCGGACGGGTCGGCATATAGTGGTGAATCACATCGCGAGCCGGAACGCGCTCTAACTGGTTGAGCGTGACACTATCCAGACTGTCGTAGGGATGCGCCTTGTAAAACCAGTACGCCACTTTTAATTTGCCATTGAACTCCACTCCCTGAATGATGCGGCGGGTCGGACTAATCCAACGGTTTAAGTCCATCGGACATAGGTCAGATTCCAGCAGCTCCACCTGAGTGGGCACTTCCAGACCAGATGACAGACGGCGGCGCAAACGACGGACAAACACCTCACCGGACATACGGCGAGCCATTACACCCAAATGAACCAGCGCACCGAAATTCAGATCACCCCAAGGGTCCAGCTGCATCGACACCACTTTCCACAGTTCATTTAGCCGGCGTTTGAATTTGTCATCCGTCGCGGTACTTAATAACGTGAAGCCTTTGCCGACTTCGCTAGTTGTGTTCTTGTTAATGGCCGAGCGCAACAACAAGCTGTTGCGGTACCCGGCTCGGGTTCGGTTCCTTAGTGGACGGCCTGCGCCAGCCAGAGCGCGATTCGGTCCACTTGATGGCGCATTCCAGCTGCCAAGACGCGGGCCCCGACTCGCGCCTTCATAAGGATGGGAAGCTCGTAAAGGCTGACCATCCAATCCGATAATCGCCTTCATTAAATCCTCCTATTCAATCGGGTCACGATGCCAGCCAGTGGGTTTCTCACTTTGCCTGCCTGCTGATTAAGCAACGCATTAACATGACGGCGAGCCTTTAAAAGATCGTCTATCGACCGATAAGTCACTTCACGACCGTCTATTTTGACGGTCAGCTCACCGCTGGCGATGGCTAAGTCGAGTTCATTCAAATCATCTGTTGTTAATGCCATGCTGTTATTCCACTAAAAACTCGACCGACGACGACGCCGTTTCGGCGCTTCGACGCTTTGGTCTTGATGGGTTAAAAGCTCGGCACTTTCATCAATGGGCACCGCCCAAAGTGGCGGACTTTCCCAGTTGATTCGGTCGGCTTTACGTTCATAAATCGCTGCCCAGTTATACACAAACAAGTCAAACGCTTCGTTTCGTGCATTACTGCTCGGCTTCTTCCATTTCCCATCTGGGCCACGCTCTTCAATCGTTAATTCGTCAAAGAACGCTTCAGGTAACCAGGTTGGAAAATGAATGTAACGGCGGCCGGGCTCTTCCCGAGCCAGGGCATTGGCAACGGTATCTTTAATGCGGTCAGTAAGCAGCAGCCAAACGGGAACATCACCAACGGCTCTGGCTTTACGGTCTGAGCGTTTGGTGTTATCCGGATAACTCTTATCTATAACCGGCGTCTCTTTCCCACCCTGACCACTTCGCCCCTTAACCAACATAAAGCGACGGGAAAATCCGTCGGTTTTCAGCTGGCGATAATAGGCATAGGCCGTATCCGTTACACTGGTTTCACCCCCTTTTTTGCCCTCACCACCTGAGTCACAGGCCGTGAGCATGATCGGCATATACCGACCAGAATCATCCGCCAATGGATAGGTTTTTTTAATCACCTTATCCGTAATGAGCTCCCAGTCTTCCACATGGGTCGCGGGACTCACTCGAACAAACTTTTCCGGGTCATCAGGATGAATACGGCGTGATTTCTGGATCGTAAATCGGTCAATAACCACGCATTCCAGTTCAACACCCCACCCCAATACCAGGACTTCAAAACGGGCTTTCTTGCCCCCTTGGACGTCAATCGCAGCAGTTAAGAAACGAACCCAGTCCGGCACCTCTTTGGTCCCTAACTCAGAGCGCCTTTCCATTAACTCATGACTGGTTCGGTCCTGATCCCGAGGCGGCACAAATGGCCTGCCCTGGTCAGTATTGACCGTGGTTTGTAAATCATTTAGCTCGCCCGTTGCCTCAAAGGTCGCCATTCCGGCCAAATATTTGTAAACCAGTTCGTTCCAGGTTTGAAAAGCCGCGGTTGGCCCTTTCTGCCAGAACGAGGCCACGCGGGACTCTCTTGGCTCACCCGTGAGCTGACCGTTCTGGTCAATGCTGCAGCCCTGCGGTACCCAAACCCCGCGCTTATTCAGCACATATTTGAGTGATTTTCCCCGTTCAAGACGACGGTTTTCTTCCAATAAACAGCCACAATGCGGACACGCCAGAAAGACTTCCTTGCTGGCCTTTGCCGGATCAAGAATATCGGTGTCCCATTTAAGCAGGTTGAAATCCGCCTCGAACCATTCGCCACACTCCGGACATTGCCAGTAAAACAAGCGACGATCGCCCAGGTTATACAGCGATAAAATCCCGTGGGTCGGTGGCGCTTCATGCGGAGAACTGACCCGATGGGTCGGGTCGGTGACATAAAACCCTGGAGAGCTTTCTGCCAGCGTCATTCCACTGGACATAAAACTCTGTGTTCGTTTTGATGCCTGAAAATACGTTGAACCATCGCCACCCACGTTGAGCGGTATCCGGTCATAATCCGTGATTGCCACTCGCTTCCAGGTCGAACTGGCAAAGGTGTTTTTTGACGGCCAGCCAACATGTAAAAAGTTACCAGCCTTAAATCGCTTATCATGAATGTTGTTGTCGTGGGACCGTGGCGACAAACAGTCACGCACTTCGGCACTGGCATCAAAGCCACGCTCAAGACGTTTTCGGCTATGTTCAGCCGCTTTGCCCTGACTGATCTGCACCAGAAGAAAGTCAGCCGGATCATTGACGATGGTATCCATCGCCCAGGCATCAACCAGCGACACCGATTTTGATGTCCGGGCAGGGCCAGCAAAAATAACAGAGGTATAACGGCGCGACTTGAGGCAATCCATTGGTTCATGCATATACGGAACCAGGTCGCCATCCCACGGCACCATTGCATTGCCCATTTCCACATAAAGCAGGTGACGGGCACTTTGCGATAACGGCTCACGGTTTGGTGGTTTGATGATTTCTGCCACGTTCCGGCGGATACGCACCGCACTGGCATATTCAACCTTCGCCATCGGGCTCCACCTCTTTCACCATGATATAAAGCTGGGCACGAAAGGCGTCCCCTTCCGCTTCTAACAGCTCTAACTGCTCCGGCGTAAATAATCCGGTTCGCTCCATTTTGTCCGGCAGGTTCTCAAAAAAAGACACCACCTGACTGAAGCCATCATATAAATCTTGTCGATGCTCGGTTTCTGGAATGAGTTGCTTTGCATCGGTCATGAACTTGACCCGCTCATTCTCAGACTGCCACCATTCTTTGCGAGCTTTTGGTGGCATCTTGTCCGGATCTTGAAAATCCGGTATATCGGTTCGGGCCTCATCGTCAAACAGTGCCCGGGCTGCATCCTCTAACGGATAGATAGGATGACCACTGCGTTTTCCGCTTGGTCTGACTCCCGCTTCACGTAGCCGCTTTCTTACGGTATCGCGGCTGAAATTAAACGCTTCAGCAATGCGGGTAATGTTCCAGCTGTAAGCGTCGTTGATGTTGGTCACTTCTGCCATGCAGACCACTCCACGCTGACGCCTTGATTAAGGCGGCCTCTGACTCGGTTGCTATTACCCGAAGGCTGGCACTGTGTGCATGTCGCTAACGTGATTCAGAGGCCAATTCGTTAAATCGTTATTTCTTTACCTTTCTCTAACGGGATTGAGCACACTCTCGCAGATCATGGATGTAATTCACCAGCTCACCCAAAGCCTGCTTGGATAAAGTTGCCCCACCGTCATCGGTCTGGCTCCACTGCAGTTTTGGCGGCGTCGGGTCGCACAACACCGGCCGCGCCTGCTGACTTACGCACCCCGTCAGACTCACCAAACAGATCAGCAAAAGCCTGATCAGGATTGTCTGATACTGCAGCCCGGCGCTCTTCACGCCGAAGCTGTTTTCGCTCCTGGTCATACTGCTCCAACCTATCAAGAAGCCGACTGAGTAGACCGGCGAATCTGCTCAGGATCGTTAGTAATTTCATTCGATGCCTTCCTGTAATTCCCTGCCAATACTTTCAGTAACTTGATGACCCATGTCGGCAATTTTGCGACCCATTGCGTAGGCAACCAGGCCATTAACTGTGTCAGTACCCAGGCGGCAAATCCCACCACGGTGATCCACTGAGCGGCCGACTCACTACCCACCAATACCGCCAGCAGGTCAAAAATAGGCACAGCCTGCGGAGCCGTGTCTGGCGTTAATGACATGGCATTGACTGCCGTGGCATACATACAACCGGAAAGAAAAACCAACAGGGCATAGCCCCAAATAAAGAACGTTACTTGTTTACGTTTTGCCATTCGTCTGATCTCCTGCTTAGGTGAGAATGAGCGTCTGGCGAAACATCGTTACCCCACGCCTGACGCGATAATCGCTTCGCCGCAACCAGAGAAGCACCAGACCCGAAGAACGCGTCGGCGACAACCTCACCAGGTTGGGTGCTTTGCTCGATTAGAATTTCAAAAAGCTCGACTGGCTTTTCCGTTGGATAACCACGATGGACCCGTTTGACTTGCAGCACATCCGGAATTCCGAGGTTATTCAGCTTGCGTTTTCCTTTCTCGAAAAACAGCACAAATTCATAACGGCAGCGATAGTGGTACCCCATGCCTATCGCCTGCTTATCCCAGACAATCGGCTTCCAAAACTTAAACCCTGCTGCCTCTGCCAGTGGCTTGGCGTGAAACATGGTTTCTTGATCACACATCAGATAGAAATGTGAATTCGGCTTTAATACTCGATAGATTTCAGCAAACAGCTCAGCAAAACGGTCATTCGGAAAGATAGAAAACCAGTCGTTACTGGATGCCTTGCTGTGTTTTAATCGGGTCGTTGTCCCTTTCTTGCGATGCTTTTCCAGCGATTCATAAGGCGGGTCGGTCACAAACAAATCGACACTGTTATCCGGCAGAGTTTTCAGCCACTCCACGGCATCACTTTGGTGTAAATTCATGGTGCTTATTTCCTAAAAAGAACGGTGACACGTCATCATGTCACCGCTAATGTCTGGCACTCCGTTGCCTTATGCCTACACGTCTGCAAATGCCCGGTTTCGCCATCCGTTAATGAACGCCGCCTGACTGGGGTCTTCATCCACAATGGCGCGATATACTTCCCATGCTCGCCACTTAATGCATACCATCAACTGTTCGGGATTCATGCCGTTTAATGCGGCCAACGTTCTCGACCCCATAATGCCGTCTGGTTTTAAACTGGCCCCTAAATCGTTCGCGCTGCGCTGAGCAATCAATGCCGCTGTTTTCCCCCGCATGTTCACAAAAAAGTTGAACAGCTTGGTGGCAACACATTGATCACGCACTTCACTTAATCGGTAATGTTTCCAGAAATATTCGCGGAAAAACTCCCGGGCATCATCCGGCTGCAGCGCCATGATGTCCCGCTTATCGACGTGACCGTCTCCGTTTACGTCGCCAGCTTCAACCGGAAGGGATTTCAGAAAACGCAAAGAGACGCCATACGCGGTCGCGCCTCCTTTGTCTGCCGCATGATCCACAAAACCGCCTTCATGCTTTAATACATCATTGAACGCCAGGTTAAACTCACTCACTTACAACCCCCTCGACCCATTCTTTAACGTCGCCACATCACGCTCCAAATCACGCAAGCGACGATTAACTTCTCGGCTGTCAGAGGTGGCTTGACGAATCTCGTCGCGTAATTGCATCACTTCAACCTGCAGCTTTCCGATCTGAACTTGGCTAGAGTTGAGTGTCGTTCCTACCCAAAGCAACAGCGCCACCGTAACCGCGGAGACAACCCCAAACAGTAATTTGTCGGTCGTTGCCACTCGCACATCGGTGCTGGAAACTTCTGCCATAAACTCAACCCATAAAAAAACCCCGGCAAATCTTCAGAAGAAGAGCCGGGGTTGGTC